AGCAGCGCGCGCCGCCGCGTCTCGTCGTTGGTCGGAACCTGCGCCACGTCTTAGCCTCCGAGCGTCTTTTTCCCCGTCGTCCCCGCATCCTCGATGGTCGCCGGGTTCGTCAGGAGGGTTGAGCCGGAGTTACCCATAGCACGCAACCGGTTCTGTTCGTCACTTCGCGCCTTGGCGACATCGGTATCACCCACGGTCGCCGCCTGGGGCGGGGGCGGGGGCAAAGCGGGGGGTGCGGACTTCTGGCCGCCACCGAAAAAGCACATGCTCTTTTCCTTACGTGGTTACGACAACGTGGCCCTCGCCACGCGCCCAGATGTTTTGCGTGAGCGTGATGTTGATGTCACGCACGAAGCCGTCTCCCCCAAGCTCATTTGCCGGCAGATCGGCGATGTCATTGGGCGCGTTGTTGCCCGGATCGGCCGCCGACGCGCACCAGTATGCGATCCGGTGCGGGGCGCGGTTCTGGACGAACATCGGGCCAGCCCCAAGGTTCGTCCATGCGGTCTTGGAAAGCTGTACGCGCGCGGTCGCCATGCTAGGTCTTCCTTATGATGCGATAGCCGATTTCGTCGCCGTCGCGGTAGTAGCCGCGCGCCAGACCCTGCATCGCCAGCGGATCGTCAGGGTACGGGTCGGCCGCGTCGAACATCTTGACCATCTGATCCACGATGCGGTTGCCCGTAGTACTGCGGTCGCCGTAGAGACGCGTGAGCGTGTATCCGGTGCTGTCGCCATTCTTGAACAGCCCGCCGGATGCCGGGTACAGGGAGGGGTCCTGCGGCAGGGCCGGAAGGTTGTCGAGCGCGCGGTACACGATCCGCTGGATATTCTCGTCCGGGAACTCATCGAACAGACCCAAGATCCATTCGTAGTTCGCCTGCCCCACGCCGGATCGTTGCGACCGCCCCTGCTTGTTCGTCAGGTACGGGGGCCGCTCGATGGTCATGTCTTCGAAACGGCCCATGGCTCACCTGTTCACGGCATAGACGGACAACGGAATGCTGTAGTTCGTCAGCAGCGTGACGGCCGGCAGCATGTAGACAACCCGCAAGGCGTTCGCCCCGGACGGCAGCGCATGGTGGACCGCGACGCCAACCGGAAGCGTGGTCGGGTATACCTCAAGAATGTCTGTCGTGAGAACACCCGAGCAGGCGACCCCAGATTTCTCCTTCACCGTCAGGTTCGCGCCGGCAACCTGCAAATCGGTCAGCGTGGTCGCGCAGACGAATTGGGACGCCTTGGGCCCGGCCGGTCCTGTGGCTCCGGTCGCACCTGCCGGGCCTGCTGCGCCGCCTGGGCCTGTTGAGCCTGTCGAACCCTGCTGTCCGGCTGGTCCCGCATCGCCCTTATCCCCTTTCACGCCGTCAGCGGCGCTCGATGTCGCCGTAGTGCCCTGCTGCGCGGCTGCCGGTGGCGTGGCCAATAGCAGCGAGAGGAGCCAAACAGCGCGCATCACTGACCCGTCCCAAACTGAAGTTCGACGTTGCCGGAGCACGCCTTCTGTGCAGCCTGGACGCTGGCGTTCGGCCCGTCCACGCCCATGGCCGCCACAGAGAGCGGTTGCAGGGACGTGTAGACGCGCGACGAGCCGGGCAGCCACAACCAGCCGGTCGTTGGCGTCAGGGCCGCGAACGACGCCCCCTGGACCTTGCCGCGGAAGCGCACGGCGCATGGGTTGTTGTTCGTGTACTGGAACGAGGTGGCCCCGGCAGGCGGCGTAACCGCAACCTCGACGGCTCCGCTCGTCGGTGTGAATGGGATAATGAACGGCTCGCCGATCCGGTAGAACGGCATATTCGGCGACATCTTGGCCCCGGCCGAGGCCAGATAATCAGCGTTCGGGGTCTGCTGCGGTGCCGGCGGGAACGACTGCTGCGCCGCGACCGAACCGGCGAAAGCCAGGAGCGAGACGAGGAGGAAGCCGGCGGCGCGCATCAGTTCACCGATAGCGATGTGAAGGCAGAGAAGGTCCCGGCCGTGGCGCCGTTCGCGTACCGCAGCTGGCAGTAGCGCCCATAGATCGGCAGCGTCAGGCTTTGGGGTACGTTCGCGGTCACGGTCACGGCGCCTATTTGGATCCACGCCGAACCGTCCGGGTTCGCCCAAAGCTGGAGCGTTCCTGATTGGGTGGAGTTCACCACCGCCGAGCACTTCGTATAGACAGATGGCGAAGTGCCGGCGTCACGGGCGGACCCGCTCACGGTCGCGTTCGCCGCAGCGGCAGACCCGTTCGCCTCGGTCACGAATGCCGTGCGCTGGCTCGCCGCCGTGAGCGCGGCAATCTCCGTCGCTTGGTTCGCGGCCGTCGCCGCACCGTTCAGCGTGCCGAGGTTGACGGTCGGGGTCGCCGCGAACGCCGGCAGCGTGCCCGAGATCCCGAACGCCGTGTTGCCGATCGATCCGCCGGCCTGAAATGGCGAGCCGAGCGCCGTGCGAACCTGCTGGACGCCCGTCTCAGTCGCGATACCGGCGATGGTACCGACGTTGAACGTAGGCGTGGCCGCGAATGCCGGGAGTGAGCCCGTCAGGCCCATGCTCCACGCCCCGCTCTGGACCACCGACAACGTGCCGCTTACGGCCTGCGGGTTCGGAAAATTCGAGACCGATACGGTTCCGCCCGAGCCGCCGCCACTGCCGCCGCCCCCAGCGCTGGACTGCGCCAGAACCGCCGCCGGCAGGACCGCGAGGGCGAGGGCGAAGCCCGCCGTCCATAATCGCCGCATGTCACATCCCCACGTCGGGCCGGTAGTGTGCATCGTCATTATCGTCTGATCGCCGGCCCCGCAACTGATCGCGCGTCTTCTCAATATCGCGCGGGCCCACCGGCATAGCGAACGTGAGCGCGAGACCGTCCGCGCGATCCGGCGAGGCGTGGCCGCCGCCGCCCGTGCCCTCGCGCTCGCGCATCTCGTCCTTGCTCTCAAGCATGATCTTGTTGTCTTTGTCGTAAAAGTATTCGCGCGTGGTGAGCTGTGTTTGCAGCACGTCGTCATCTGGAACCGCGCCGTTATCCTCCAGCCAATCGCGCATTTGCCCGTACATATACGAGCCTCTATTGCGGTACTTGCCATCGGGCGACTTGCCCCCGAACAGTACAGCGTGAACATTCGGGACCTGGAGCTGCACCAGCCGCTCGGGCACGCCAGCGCCGACGCCGCCGCCGTCTATGAAGATCGCGTCCGGTCGGTCGACCAGCGCCAATTCCGCGATCTTGCCGGCAACGTGCATCAGCCAGTCGCGACGATGCCCCTCCGGACGCAGGATCAGCGGTTCAAGCGTTCGCGCGTCATTCCCGCGTCGCCGGTATATCGTGGTCTCGTCGCCGCCCTTGTGCCCGATGTCCACGCCGTAGCTCACTGGCGAGGTCGGCAGAGGCATGGCCTCGCGCCGCCGCGCCGCCTCGACAGACTGGATCGTGATGAACTGGTCGGTGCCCTGCGACGGGAACTCGCCGCGGATCTTCACGCGGATGTAATCACTGTCCTCGCCGTACGTCTCCACGTCCTGGGCGAGCTTGGCCTTGTTCGGGATCAGCGCATCGCGGCTGTCCACTTTGAACGAGCGGTACAGCTTCGATATCCGCGGGTTCATGTGGGTGTCATAGAAATATCCGCTCGGCCGCGTCGCGTTGCCGAACAAGAATTGCATCGGCTCGCCATCGGTCAAACCGCCGTCCTGTGTCTCGAATATATTGCGCTCAATCGCCGACGCCTCATCGTTGATGTAGAACGATGTGGCGTCCACCGCGTGCTGGCCGGCAAATGCTTCGGGCATCTCCTTCCGCCACGGGATCGCGTCTGTCCGCCATGTGGTCGGGTGCTGCTTGTGGACCATGCGGAGCGAGCCGCGCGAGGCGTACAGGTTGAACCACCGCCCGGTCATGCCGCGTTTGTGCCACTTCGCGATCTCGGCCCACGTCTTGGTTTCGAGCTGCGGCGAGCTGTTGGCGGTGACGATCCCCCGCGAGTGCGGGCGGGTGGACATGATGAAGGCCACGATCCAGGCGACTAGACCGCTCTTGCCCACGCCATGCCCAGCGCGCGTGGTGTAGCGCATCGGCAGAACGGACGCGGAACCGTCGAAGCCCCGCGCCCGGATGTCTTTGCCCCACGCCTCAAGGAAATCGATCTGCCAGAGGTCTGGGCCGTGGTGATGCTCTAGATCGCCTTCGCCCCAATGATAGTTGAACAGGACGAACCCGAGCGGGTTGTCGAACAGATCCGCCATGATGCCGGCCAACTCGCGGTCGGCATCGAAGTTTTCGAAGTTCGAGATCATCAGAAGCTACGACCGGTCTCTACGAGGTTTCCGCCCATCTGTCGGAACGTGATTGTCGCTCCGGCAGGCACGGTCGCGTTGACGCCGCCCTTCAGCCTCATGGACGGGCTGTGAACGTAGGTGGTTTGCGCGTCCTGAGCGAAGATGGTCAACTCCTGCCCGGACTGGATGTAGGGCAGGGCTGTGATGCTGGTCGGCGATGTGTTGGTTGTGGTCCAGAGCCCCGACCGATCGTTGCCGACCACGGGCGTTGGGTTATTGACTGCGAAGCCCTGGAGGACGGCGGGGTAAACATTGTTGAACCTGTTTACAAACCCGACGTTTGCGCCGAAACCGACAGCATTCAGGCCGTTAACTGCGGCAGCGTCGATGTTAAAAGCGCGCGTTCCGTCAGTCGTGCCCTCAAGGTAAAGCAAGAACCCCGAGTTATTCTGCCACCCCTGCGCCTGGACACCGTTGAGCGTGATGCCAAAACTGTCCGTAATCTTGATGCCGGTAAAGGCACCTCCGTTGTTGCTCCCGCGGCTGTCGCTGATCTGGATGTTCGAAAGGTAGCCGTAGGCGGCTTTCTGAATATCGAACCCGTTGAAGTCGTTCGCGTCCCCGGTGAGCTTGTAGCAAAGCACACGGCTCATATCGAACTGTGACTTGAACACGGTTCTGACGCAGGACTTGCCTGCATTCATATGGACAGGGCCGATGATGAACCCCGGATCGGCATCGATGCCGATCGCCTCTATACCGTAATCTACGTCCACGACCTCGCCTGAGCGCCAAGCAAAGCCCTCATCGTTCTGTCCGTTCGTCGCGCCGCCCGGAAGGTACAGCCCCCGCACCGCGTAGTGCGCAAAGAAATTCGTGATCTGCGCGGCGAACGAATACCGGAACACGCCGCCGTTCTGAGCGGCCCGCCGGTTCTGAACTGCCCCCGTGAAGTGGACCTGATCCACCACGGGTTGCCACGCGTTCGTGACATCAAAGCCGTTCGTGAAGTAATTGACGCCCGTGGTGTCGGTGTTTCCGTTCCCAACGAAGCTCAAGTCATGGAAATATAGGCTGCTATATTGGTAATAGGGCGAAGGGCCGTTGGCCGTGCCCGTGAAGCTGATCGACAGCGGCGTCGCGACGCCTGGGCTCGCGGCTCTGAACTCGATCCCTTCGACCGAGACTTGAGCGCCGACCGTCTGCTGCGTCAGCGTCAAGAGCGAGGACGCCCCGGTGTCCACAATCACGCGCGTCTGCCCGCGCCCCGCGCCGCGGATCTTAAACGGCTTGGTCGTGGTCACGGTGCGCGGGACGGTCAGACGCCACGTCCCCATGGGGATATCAATGGTCACATTCCCGGTAGCGGTGTTCTGGCTGTAGGCCAGGGCCGAGGCGAACACGCGATCGTTGTCCGCCTGCGACGTGCCCCATTTCGCGTCCAGGCCGAGGTTCAGCGTCAGCTTGGAGACCTGAGACAGCGTCGGCGGCAGCGCGTCCGGCATCAGTGCGGGGACGCTGAAGCCGCCGGCAGGTCCGGATGAGCCGTCGCCGAAGATCGTGATCGGCCCCGTCTTCTGGGCCGGCGGCCGAGCCTGAGGGACAGCCCCCGTCGTAAACGCCAGCGCCGCGCCGAGCGCCAGCAGCCAAGCCCGAACCTTCATGACATACCCTCCACATCGAACGCCGCCGGCAGGCGTGCAGGATTGCTCTGTAGCCGCTCCGCGAGCCTCCGACCAGCGGCGGCCCCGAACGAGCCGTCAGCGTTGCGCGGGAGCGGTTCGCCGATGCCTTCGAGGCGGATGTCATACCGGGCCATGCCGGCGTATCCATCCACATCCTCGCCCAGGACCTCGATGGTCGCTATGTCGGCGGTCAGGTGCGACGTCACCTCGCGCGGCGGGTCGCCGT